TATCGACAAATAGTAAGCGGATGTTAAGAAATTGGGGTGTCCACGCTGGCTTTATCGGCAGACGCCGCCCGCAATATCGAAGTCACCGCCGCAAAGAATGCGTCGGAGCAGGCGGCTGACGTAGATACGCCCTTCCGCTCTCCTGGCGGTTCCCTCGTCCTCACGCGGGACCAGCTCAAGCAAGTCGTCGAGTTCGCCATCGAAACCATCAAGAAGTACTCCGATGACATGGACAAGTGGTGTCGTCATCGGGACCACTGGCTTGAGGAGCATGACAACGATTTCTACCACCGCGCACAGGCGGGAAGCATCTACGAGAAGTCGAACGTCTCCTTCAACCAGTCCAAGCGGATCACGATGCCGATCATCGCCCGCCTTACCAAGGACTACCTAGGTACCGATCCATTTTTCTCGATCACCCCTATCCGCAACGATCAGACGCCGGATGATGCCAACAAGCTTCAGGACTGGGGCGCTTTCAAGCTGGGCCAATCGAATCTCCACGATGCCCTAGAAGACGCGATTGAGATGGCTGCGGTCGTCGGAGAGCGCGTGGTCAAGATCGCTCACCGTGAGGACATCGAGTTCTTCATGGAGACGGACACGGTGCTCGTTGGTCCTGACCAAGAGCCTATCCGAACGACTTTGGGCGAGCCGATCTACCATGATGACGTTCTGATCGAGCAGGAAGTCCCCATGGACCCTGAGGAAATGGGACTCTTGCAAAAGGCGGGGCAGATGATCGGGATGAACCCGACCAAGATGGTGCAGGTTCCCCAGAAAGACCCGCAGACCATCATCCCGCCGGATGCGGAGTTCCAGCGTACGACCTACGAGATGCACAAGGTCAACTACGCTGGCCCTGACTTCCACGGCATCAACCATCGGGACTTCATCTGCCCGCTCAACGTCGAGGACATCCAAGAAGCTCCTCTGATCGCCCATAAGTACGACCGCTTCGTTACCGAAGTGGTTGAGCAGTACGCTGGGCCTGATGTAGACGACACGCAGTTCGATCCCCAGGAAAAGGCGTTCTTCCTCGAACTGATGGAGAACCTGAAGAAGTTGGCCTACGCCTCTTCCGAAGCGCAATCCGAGCAGGATAAGCCGGTTCATTACGACGGCGAAACCTCGCACGATGCCAGCGATAAGTACGTCCTCCGCACGGGCATGGCGGAGGTTTACACGAACATCGATCCCATTGGGGATGGACGCCTGCGCGAGATCGTCATCACCATCGATCTCAAGAATCGATTCGCTTATTCCTTCGATTACACGGCCAACACGGTCGCTCCTGGCGTTCTTCGTCCTTTCCGAGTGGTCCGCATCAACCCGGTCAAGAACCGCTGGTACGGCTCCTCGGAATACAAGCTCAACAAGCACAACCAGGAGACGATTGATTACTTCCTGAATCGCCAGATTTGGGACAACTCCATTGCTGGTAAGTTCCGCCTCTACGACCGGGAAGCCTGTGAAGGGTGGGATGAACGGCCTCCACAGCCCGGAGAGACGCTCCATACGCTGAAGCCCGGGAAAGATCCCGAGCGAGCCATCATCACGATTGACGGTCCGGCCCTGAGTGACGGGGGCATCGACCTCATGAAGATGTTCATGCAGCAGTCGCAGGCTTCCACGGGGAATCTTTCTCCTGGCGGCGACACGCTGTCCCAGCTTCCCAGTTCAAAGCTCAAGTACGGCATCCAGGCCATCGAGCGCAGCGGTGACGAGGCTTATGCCCTCAAGGCCATCTGCTGCAAGAAGGGACTCGAAGACACCACCAAGGCAGGCGTCGCGACCGCCGTGGCCTACATGTCGCCTACCGAGTCCTTCACCTACAACGACGCAAGCGAGACGAAGGAAGGCATCATCAACAAGACGCAGGTCGAGGCCATGAAGTTCACCGTGGCGCTTCAGCTCACGTTGACCCGTGGCGACCAGATCAACGAGCAGAACGAACAGGCGACGCAAATCGTTCTGACCTACATGGGGTATCCCCCCCAGATCAAGCTCTTGGTCCGTGACTTCCTGATTGCCCGCCTGAAGTCGATGGACATCCAGCAGGCCGACAAGGCGCTCCCGTCTCCCACTCCTGAAGAGATCGCCGCCGCTCAACAGCAAGCGGCCATGGCTGCCGCCACGCCTCAGCCCGGCGCACAACCCAGTACGCCCCCTCCAACCGATAGCTCGGGTCAGCCTGCCGAGCCCGTCCCTCCTTCCATTTAAGCCATGGCACGCATTCTCGAAAACGCCGATCCGACTTCCAAGCGGGCCTCTTTGGCTCTTCGGATAAAGCGCCTTAGCGCCCTCATCAACAGCGAAGAGGTCAAGTGGATCATGACGAAGGTTGAGGGAATCAAGGCTGCTGACACGCAAAAGCTCCTTGAGACGCGAGACCTGTCTGCCGAAGAGCTGATATATTTGCGCCGGAGGATTTGGCTCTTAAACGAAGTCCTCGACATCGTTGCCTCCGAGAAGCGCGACGTGGATCGCGAATCCAAGGTTGCCGAGGCCGAAGAGGCTAAAGCAGCCAACCAACCAAACGACTGATATGGGTTATCCCTTTGGAACTTTCCCGATCCCTTCTCCGCAAAAGCTATTGGGATACGCCTACAAGCTTTTCAACGGGAACTTCGGCGCGGCGCAAGAGCCGGTAGTGGCGACCTTCTCGCGGGGTATCGTCGATCTTAACAACAACCTTTTGTTCGATGTCAGCGTATTGCCCGCTGGAGCGGTCTTCGCACTGATGCAATACGTCAGCTTCCCACTAGTTCAAGGCCAAACCAGCGGACAAATCACGGGCATGAATTGGCCTTCGGTCCCAGCTTTGGGATCTCCTGTCATCTTGGCTCCGTCCTCTTCCAGCTACGCCCTTGCGGTGGCTGGAATCTTCAATCTCACGACTGACGGATTCTCTTTCAACCTGAACGGACCGCCTGACAGCAACCTGTATACGCTGAAGGTGCCCGTTTTCTTCCTTGGAGCCTTATCATGATACGTTTCATCTTGGCTTTCTTTATTTCAGCTTCAATCTGCCTTGGGGCTTCATTCCCAATTTCCAATGGCGTTCTAACAACTCCGTTGAACGCCAATAGCCAGCAGATCAATAATCTGGCTGATCCAACTAGCGCCCAGGATGCGGCAACTAAGAATTGGTCGCTTACCAACTTGCAACCATTGATCGCCAATCTCCCTATCTTTGCGCCAGGAACGATTACGATGGGAAATGGCGATGTACTTACGGTCGGAAGTAGCGGTACGGTGACGACCCTTGGAAACATCACCAATTCGGCTAACGGCCTCCTGAAGCTCGACGGAAGCGGATTCGCACCCCTCAGCACGCTCCCGGCCTCCGTGACGATTCAGGGCAACACCACCAATGCCGCGAGCGGCTTGGTGAAGGCCGACGCCAACAACATCATCCCCTACGACAAGGGCACCATCGGCCTCACCGGCTGCGCCTTCACCTTCGAGGGAGATTCGATCACTTTTGGTTATGGACTCCCCACGCCCTCAAGCCAGTGTTTCGAGGCGCTTTTTGCTGCCGATAAGTTTGCGCTCAATCATGGAACCACTCGCAATACGGCGGTTTCCGGGTCGTGGATCGCGGCGGGGTCGAATGCCGGAAACAACATCACTGATCGATTTTTAACAGGTCCTTATCCTCATCGTCCTACCGCTAATGGTGGCGATGGCGGTCCCCAGTCCTGGTTGATCGTCGGGGCCGGGATCAACGATCTTCGAGGCGCTGGCGGCGGCACTCCTCAGACGGATACCCAGATCATTTCCGCCCTGACGACGTATACCACGGCGGCTCTGGCCGATGGTTTCACAGTTGTCTTGGAAGACATTCTTCCTGGGTCTGCCTTATCTGCTCAACAGGAAACCTATCGGTTGAACATTAATAAAGCGATCCGTACCGGACAGATTCCTTGCTCCTTCGTCTGGAACCGGGAATACGTCCTACCGGATTATTCGGACGGCATTTACTTCCAGGATGGGACGCATCCCACGGTTGAGGGACATAAGCTTCTGGAGGAAGACCTGGAATCCAAGATGCAGACGGGAGCCTTCCCGGTTTTCTCCGGCAGTGTTTTTTACTCTAGCCCGGCAGTCACTACTAACCATATCTGGAATAACATCACGTTGGATACAACCCTTGCAACGGCTGGCCCGGTTATTGATCTGAGGTCTGCTGGCGTCTCACGCTGGCAAGTCGGCGAGCAGGGATCGGGCAACAACTGGAATTTCTATATTTCGGACGACGGGGCCTACTTGGCGTTTGTGGTCACTGGCCTAGGCAGTTCCGGTGCGGGTTATGGGGCGCAGCTTTACGGCAATATCTTCACATGCTATGCCGCTGCTGCCACCGGGCAAGTCGGCGTGGATTACAAGAGCGCAGGAGTTGATCGGTGGGAGGTCGTGAATGATGACGCAAACGCCCATCGCTTGCTTTTTTGGGACAAGGGAAATGGTAATACTGCGATGTTTCTGACAGGTTGGAATACGAATGTTTATACGCTAAATATACAAGGTAATCTCCAGATCAATCAGTATGCCAATACGTCGCTGGCGGGCGTCGATTGCCGGAGTGCCGGGGCGGCCCGCTGGTTTGCCGGATCGGACGCAGCGGGGAACGCCTACCGCTACATCCTCTACGACGAATCCAATGGAAACGTGGGTGCCTGGTTGAGTGGCTGGAACACCTCTACCTACACCTGGAATGTAAAAGGATCGCTTAACCAATCGACCATCATCAGCGGTATTCCCTACGCTGATAGCGGAGGAACCTTATCGGCTGCCGCAACCGCCAACCAGGTCGCCGCCGTTCTGACCGGAACCACCGGCACCCTGAACCTGACGGGGGCCACGGTCACGGTCGCCACTCAGACCGCCGGGAACAACACCACCGCGCCCGCCAGCACGGCCTTTACTACAACCGCAATAGCGAATGCCATTGCCCTGATTCAGCCGAGCTTATCGGCATCTACCGCAACTGCGGGGGCTGGGGCTGGAACGGGAGCCTCCGCGCCAACCATCACGATTCTCAAGACCGGCTATCATGTCTCGTTGACGACTGGAACGCTGCCGACTTTATCGGCTACCGTGTTCACTATCAGTTTCAACGCGACACTTTCGAGTGCGCCTATCGTTTCGATGACGCCGACCAACGCGAATGCTTCAGCCTTGTCAGGAGTTACGATGGTGTTCCCGTCGTCAAGCACTACGGCAATAACCGTGACTGCGGGGACTACGGCACTCGCTGCGACGACTACCTACACTTGGGATATTTCGGTGGGTCTTTAAACTGATATTTCGATTATTTTGAAATAGGAGGATTAGCTATGTGGTGGTTCAAAAAGAAAGTTAAGGCAGCTCCGGTATCGGAAAATTCGAAACTGTTTACCAGAGCGTTTGTCATCTTTGGCGGCAAGCTCCCTTGTGACGAGCAGACCGTATCCACCTTCGCCCGCGAATTGGTTGACATGCAGAATAACGTTCTCATGTCTCAACCAGTGGCGCAGCAGATGGTGAACTTGATTAACAACTTTCCGAAAGGGATTGGAATTATCGGCATTAATGGAAATGGTCTTTTGGAAGTAGTCGAACCTGGAACGCTTTTCCGCGCCCCTTGGGTTCATGCTCCCACTCAATCTACGTCGCCTGGAAATCCTGGGGATGAGGCTTACGACGCAAACTACTACTACGTTTACACCAATGGAAACGGATGGGGGCGAGTTGGCCTTGAAACCGGATGGTAGCCATGAAAATATCTCTCCTATTTCTGTTTTCTTCCTGCGCTTTGGCTTTGGCTCTGAATCCAAATGAAGTGGATGTCAACCAAGTCAGGCCGGATGGATCGGGCATTTCCGGTCGTCCTATCGCTGGGGTAGCCAGCAACATTTGGGGATTTGACGCCAGCATTCTTCCTACTTCTTACACTCCAGCGCAGATTGTAGCCATGGGCGGAGGAATGACCAATGCGCCTTCAACCTATCCGTGGAGCGCGATCACCAGCACCCCAACATCCGTCTCGGGCTATGGCATAACGGATGCCTACACCAAGACGGCATCCGATGCGCGCTATGCTCCAATAGCGGGTCCTTTCCCATGGGCAGACGTAAGCGGCGCTCCCTCATTTTTGACGGCCAACCAAACGATCACGATTAGTGGCGATGGATATGGAAGTGGGTCATCCTCGATTGCTTTGACCGTAACCAACGGAGCGCATCTTACCGGAATTCCTTGGAGTTCGATCAGTTCGACTCCGACCACGATTTCCAGTTACGGAATCACAGACGGCGTTTCCACCAATAGCAGCTACACGAATCCCCCATGGATCGTCAGCCTCCCGTACTCCAAGATCACTGGCACACCTACGATCCCAAGCGGAACTGTAACCAGCATCTCCGGGGCCGGTGCGGATTCTCATGTCACCGTTACAGGAGGCCCAATCACTTCGAGTGGCACACTGACGGTCGGTCTTTCCAATGTTGCGGAGACGGATGCCAGCTATGCCAATCCTGCCTGGATTACGGCCTTGGCATGGTCGAAGATCACGGGGACGCCGACTTCTCTGTCTGGCTACGGGATTGCTGACCCCATCGTCTTAACCTCTGGGAGCTACGCCAACCCGGCGTGGATCACCGGTCTTGCCTACTCCAAACTGACAGGAGCGCCGACGCTCGGCACGGCTGCATCGCAAAATGTCGCCTACTTCCTTCAGTCGGCCAATAACTTGAGCGACTTGGCCAATGCCGCGACCGCTCGAACCAATTTGGGACTTGGCACCGCAGCGACAACTGCAGCGACCGCTTATGACGCTTCGGGAGCGGCCTCCGCCGTTCTGGCAACATCCCTGCAAAAGGCGAATAACCTTTCCGATCTGGCCAGCGCCTCGACAGCGCGGACAAATCTGGGGCTTGGTTCCCTTGCCACGGCCAGCACGATCAACAACGCCAACTGGTCTGGCACAGTCCTTTCGGTGGCCAATGGAGGTACAGGAACCGCCAGCCCTGGGTTGACTGCCGGAGCAGGCCTTACAATCACCGGAACTTGGCCTAACAATACGATCACGGCCACAAGCCCCGTCGTTCAGCGAATCCGCGCCCAGACGACCACGACCGGAACCTACACTTGGACGTTTCCAACGGCCTATGGTGGAGGCGTGACGCCTGTAATCACCGCTTCCTGCGAGAGTTCCAGCACGACCAATTCCTACAACGTCCAGATCACGGCGGTTAGCAACACGGCGGTGACCATTCAGGTCTTTGAGACTTCCCCGATCACGGTGGCTGTTTTGAGCCTGACGTTGCTTCAGTTCAATACGTCGGTGCAATGCTACGTCCATTTGACGGCAGTAGCTCCCTGAGTCATGTCTCCACGACTCTTAGCCAGTGCGGCCACGAAAGAAGACATCCAATCCATTCTAAAGGCAATCGCCGAGCTTGAGAGAGCTGCCGCAACGGATCGATTTTCCTTGGAGACGATCAAGGCAGGGATTGGTTCGCTTGGAATAATCCAAAAGGATGTCCGCGATCTGCAAGAGGGAGCAAAGCTGAATGCAAAGGACATGACCGATTTGCGGGCCGAGATGACGAAGATGTGGAGCAACTGGGACGAAATGAAGCTTTGGCGGGATGCCATCAACAACCGAAATTCCCAACAGCAAGGGGCCTTGAAGGCCATTCACATCATATGGGGATTGATGGGCATCATCATCGGATGGCTTGTAAGCCTCTTCCGAAGATAGTTCTTGGAAATTAATTAAATCATAGGCATAAGAAGACGCGATGGCACAGCCCATGCAACCCTTTAATAATGAAAGACACAATGTCCTTTAAGAGCCTCTTCATGAGCTTGATCGCCCCAGGTGCCAGTTGGGGGCTATGGTTTGCCGCAACGCAGGCGTGGATAGTGAAGCATAGCCCTGAACTTCAAGCAGATAGCTTTCTTTTAGCGGTCATCGTTTCCGGGTGTGCTGCCTTGGCCTGGGTATGGAAGGGAAGCATGGTTGTGTTCAATATGCTTGCAACACAAAGGCATAAGCCTATCGTCAAGACAAGGCGCAAGCACAAGACATTTGAGCCTCATAGTCACGATAAAAACTGAGACATGAACCTTTCGCCTGTTCAGCTTTTCGTTGGATCTTTGATCCGAGCCCTATTGATCGTCTGCGTTACCCCCTTAGTGAGCCATGGATGGGTCGATGCAAAAGTGGCGAAAGGGGCGGTTGATTGGGGTGTCACGGTTGGCTGGTTTCTTCTTGCGGGGGGATTTGCCTCCGCATCTCTTTTCTGGTCCCACTATCGAAATTTGATCCTCCTCGATCTCAAGCGGCGTCTCGACTCCTTCCTTGGCTCTCCTCCGATTCCAGCCGTTCCTTCAACTCTTTCCGTTCAATCAACCGTCCTTCCGGGCGGTTTTACCTCCACCGAAACTGCCCAATCCAAACCCACTGAAATCAAATGAGCAATATTCTCTCCAAGATCGCCGCCACCGTTGGCCACGAAGCCCTCGCTGCCGCCCACTTTATCGAGAATATTCTCGGTTCAAGCGTCGGCCAGACTGTCACCCAGGAGGTCGCCAGCATTGTTACTGGCGTCCTCATTCAGGCTGAGGTGAGCGATCCGGCCACTCGGACTAAGGTGGCTGACTACGTGTGGTCCGTCGCCAGCGGCGTCCATACGCTCGCCGATGGGACCATTCCCACCGTTGCGGTGTTCACGGACTACCTGAATAAGTTCACCGATGGAAGCGCCCTCCTGGCCTCCGTAGTTACGGCCTTGGGCAAGGAGTATGCCTCGCTCTACGCCTCTCTCGAAAAAGATGCGGATGCTGCTAAGGCGATTGCGTTCTTCGAGGCCCTTGCTGCTGGCGTGGAGGCCGGTGCTGCAACCTACGCTGACGCTGCCACGACTGGCGCAACTCCTGTTGCTGCCGTCGCCCCTGCGGCTTAAAGGCCATGGCCAGCTTCACCGCAGAAGTCGAAGCCGCGTTGGAAGCTCTTGGCAGTTCCGTTGCCTCGGCCCTCAGTCCCGTTACTGGGGCTGAGGCTGCCATCGAGAAGTCGGCGGACGCCATGACAGAAGTCGCGAAGGTGGTTGAGGAACTGTTTGCGGCCCACAACACGCCAGCGATGATCCAGCAAAAGGAATCTGCTGACGAGCAGGCAGAGAAAGACAAGGACGCTGACGCGGTGCAGCAGGCCGAACAAGGAAACCTCGATGCGCTTCGTATTCGTAGCTCTTAGCCTTTGTTTGGTTGGGTGCGCGGGGACCGTAGCGCCCAATCCGGTTGAGCCCAACAAGATCGGTTGGGACGGAAATCGCCGAGACGCAGGGATCGTCAAGGGCGATAGCCGTGGCGTCTATGTGACCGAGCGTTACGTGTTCGTCTTCAACTATCTGGCGAACAAGAGCAAGCTACATCCCCCCTTGGGCGACGTTCCCTTGCAGAGTTGGACTTCGTATGGGCGCAAGGTCTATCTGATCTCCGGCCAGCAGGCACAGCAGTTTGAATCCTTGGATCGGTGGGCTGCTGAGAACAAGGTGGTTGTGCCTTGATCCAGATCATCACCTCGCCGGGTTGGTTTTTCCACGTCATCGTAGATGGCCCTGATCTTCTCGTTCGAGGACAGATTGCCACTTGGTTCGGGGGTGATAATGATCCACAGGATGACGGAAGCACGGCCAGCGGGATCAATACCAAAGGGAATCCGACCATATTGGGATGTGCATTGCCTGTGCCTGATTGGGGCAAATGCAAAGCCACGGCTGGAACTCCTCTTCCGAATATCCCCTGGAAGACGCCAATCATCGTTACACCGTACGGAGGATCTTCGATCACGGTTCCGCTCATCGACGTAGGGCCCGCTGAAAGCACCTACCATGGCATCGACCTCACTCAACAGGCTTTCCTAGACGCTGGTGGAAATTTGAAAGATGGGCGTTTGTCCTGCGATTACGTGATCCCCGGAGGAGCAAAATTTCTCATCTAAACCAAATCAAAATATGTACATCCTCCTTATCGTTCTTCTCGTCCTCCTGCTCGTTGGAGCCCTTCCTGGCATCAGTGGTCATAACTACGGCTATGCCCCGTCTGGTGGCCTTGGATTGGTCTTGCTGATCCTTTTGATTCTCCTGCTGTTGAGAGTGATCTAGGCTTAGTGTGTCTAGTTTGTGTTGACACTGTTATGGTGTAGTGTCATGGTGTGTTCATGAGACGCACCTTGTTTTCCATCCTGCTTTTGATCGGAGCGGCTTCTTCCCGAGCCGATATTCTCGACGACGCTACGGCCTTCCAGTCAACCCTCTCGGGAGATCACACGGCGAACGTGCGGTACTCGGATGCTCTTGCGGTCTATTTGGACGCGCATGGCGTTAATGCGAGCGTCATCGAATACAATTGGAGCCCGATCTACGGGATGCAGCATTTAAAGCATGGCTCGCTCGTCATCTTCGCGTTTGATGGCAAGCTGTGGGCCAAGGATGGTCTTCCTGGCCGTCCTCGGTGGGTATCTGGGAAGACGCCGATGGATATCCTTAGCGAGTACTACGGCAGCGACTACTTTTTCCAGATTATTTCCAATTTCTATTTTGAATAACATGCCAAAAATTAACCCTCACCGGGCGTAAGATATGAAGAGAACATTTGAGATTGAAACAGAATCCGATTTTAGCGATTCGCAGATTTGCAAGGCTCTATTTATTGGAGCAATTCATGTAACTTGCATCCGAGAAGTGCCGGACCAGGCGGAGATTTTGGAGGCGCTTAAGCCATTTTCTGAATTGTATTTGGCTTGTCATCACATGCATAAGGATTCTCCTGGAAGGATAGTTTATGGAATGAATCATAAGACCATTTCCTTGGGGGAACTTCGGGCGGCTCATGAAACCTACGAATCCCTCCGCAAATGAGCAACAAGCCCTGTAAATTAGGCAACGCCGGTTTCTCCGGCCCTCATCATACTGCGGAATGGATGGCTAATGATGGACCGGAGATTAAGAAAGCGCTGATTGAGGATCGATTAGGACCAATTGTAAACGTCCTCCAAAAGAACGGCATGAATGCTTCGCTCATGTCTGAAGCCATCACCACAATCAAGAGCCTCCGCTCCGAACTCACGGCCTCCCGAGATAGGGAGGAGAAGGCGGCGATTGTTATCGGATGGGCTCGCGGTGTGGTGTCTGGCGATGGTGGGGAATCATCACTCGCTAGTGCTCTTCGCTCCTACGACGAGTCGAGCCGCGCAGAGAAGAAGGAGGGTGGATGAAGATCAAGCCAAAGACCCCAAAGGGCTACCGACGTGTTCGAACGGGGACAATCCCAGAGATCGGGGACAAATTTTGGGACGATTATAATAATTGCTGGAACACCTATCTTTCTAGTTTTAATAAATCACATGCCGATACGATGCCTGTTAAGAAAACAGAATTCATCATCAGAAAGATAAAGACATGAAAGATCGGGATTTATTTTATAGATTCATGACATTCTTGGTTGCTCCCGCAGCATTCATTTGCCTTCTGACCTCGCTGGCAGGATTGGCCGGGATAATTATTTTATACCTATTCGGAGTAATCAAATGACCCTCACCCCAGCCCAGGAAGAGGAAGTGCGGAAGGCGTGGAATGAGATGCACCCTAACCGGTCTGATACCCTAGAAAGCTGGGGGGAATGGAAAACCGTAGATTGCAAAAGCCGAGATGATCGTGACACATTCCGAAATATTCACATCACCGCCAAAGGCTGGGACAAGGAGGGGAAAAACGCTGAATCAATAGCGTGCAAGTGTGGGTCAGAAATGCGACCGCAAGGGATGCACGTCGGTTATCTCTGTGAAAAATGCGGAGCCCAGCGCGACTTTAGCTATGAAAATGATCGAGAGTAAATTATGAAAATAAAACATAAAGATACAGAATTATTGCCGGGGCTTGAATTGCAAAGCCGAGAAGAGGGAGTTTGGCTAATGTTTGATGTTGCCAATAAAAAGGGCTGCATAAATCTATCCGATACAGCAAAGGAATCATCGCCAACAGTCGGTGAACCTATTCTTGAGTGGCTTAAGATTTATGCAACGTGTTAACGGTGTCTCAATTGAGGGGAGATTAGCTTGAAAGAGCCATCGCCTTCTTGCCCGTATTTTGACGATGCAATTTCCGAAATAGAGAATGCCCGAAAAATCAATGTAGACTTGCGAAATTGGGGACATTACTGGAAGGAAAAATATGAGGACTTGGAAGTTTCAAGTGAAAAAACAATTGAATCACTAAAATCTGAAATTGAAGAATTAGAATACAGAATAAAATCTTTTCCATCATGACCCCCCTCACAACCCCCGAAGTCCTGCGCCTGTTGGAAGGCGGCAACGAGAGCCCGCTGGCGAAGTGGGATAAGCAGAGCGCCATGTTTCTAGCCACCCGCCTATTGGAGAAAATGGGCCATCGACCTCCCTTCGGAGATCGTGTTGAAATCCCACCTGAAGTCGTGACGCAATGGCTTGGGCCGATTCCTGAAGGAGGTGAGTTTGTTGCTGAAGACGGGGTTATATCGCTAGTAGGAGCCAATATCGTACATCGCCCCGCCATCGTCATCAGCACTCAGGACTAAGCCTACTTCGCTTCGGCCAAGTCCTCAGGCGAGCGTTGACCAAGCAGCTCCTTAACGATCGGTTGATCTACCTGCCTCCCCTGATTCTGCGCCGAGATGACCTTATGGCGCATCATCGGTCCAATCATGGCCTTTTCCTTCTTGTTGGCAGCCTCCCAGACCTTTAAGGCCTCGTCGTAGTCCATCGACTTGAAGGCGCGTTGCAGGGGCGAGAGGTTGGAGTTGATTCTCGCCTCCTTCATAATCAAAGGAACCTCTTTGGGCGTAATGGTCCCCTTTTTGGTGCCATCGGCTAGAAGCTTCTCCGACTGCTTACGCAAATCGTCTTTGTCCTCATCCGAAATGCCGGGCTTGGCCATTTGGCGGGATAGATTGGTCAACTGTCCCTTAAGCTGGTTCTTGTCGAAGTCAGCCTGGGTCTTGGTGCGATTCGGCATCTTGTCCTGCTGAATTTGGTGAGCGATACGCTCGGCAGGCGTCTGATCAACGTAGGCCGGTGCAGGGGTCACTCCAAAGAACGGCAACACCTGCTTGGCCGGAGAAGCTCCCGATTGATGCAACTTCATACCGCCAGTGACCGCAAAGGGAGCGAAGTTCTTGCCAACAAACCCAAGCTCCTCAGCCACCTGCTTAACCAGGGGATCTCCCGCATGGCGAATCTCGGTGCCGTAGAAGTCCTTGTTCTGCATCATCTCGGCCAGGGCAGACCACATGGGATGAAGCTTGGACGTTACCGTATGCGTCGGGTTATTGGCCACAGCGAACACGTCCTTCATGTAGGAAGGAAGCGCAAGACGCACATTATGGCCATCAGGCGTCGTATCCCCGGTCTTCGGGAAGAAGTAGTCCTTAAGTTCCTCGGGGCCTTTGCCGGTCATAAGATATTGAACGATAGCTCCAGTTGTCATTACAACCGTTGGAAGGGCTATCGTATATGCCATTCGGTGCGTAAACTCAGCGTTCTTGGACTTTCCAGTGGATATATCCTTAACAAATTTAGCCCAGTCCAATGCCCCCCCACCGCCTTCCCTGATATCTCCTACATTCCAGCCAACAGATCGAATCGTGGCATGCGAAATATCCTTAGTGACCTTGTTCCAGAAAAGATTGTCGTAGACGACTTGACCGAGACGATTATCCACCGAGTCCCAGGCTTTTCCCATGACTTGCCGTACCTGCTGCGTAGAGGCATCGGGTCCAAGCTTCTGCATCTCCATGCGGGCCAGATCGGCGAAGATGCCAAGCTTCTGCCGGGGAACCAAGTACTCCATGATGGGAGCCGAAACCTTCTCAAGAAGAGCCCCGGGCGAACGGAGGATTCCTCCAACGTAGTTTCCTTGGCGGAAGGCCTGGCTCATCTTCTTGGCCATATGGTTCGAGTACATCGGGTCCATTTGCACTCGCCCACCGGCCTTAATGGCTGAATCGACCAGACTGGAAAGCAGTTCGGCATTCGGTCGATTGACCAAAACCCCGGGAACCTTATCCAGGCCCTTTTCTAGCCTGTTCGTTGCTTCCAAGCCCTTCCCTTGGCGCATCCACTCCCGGTAGAGAAGATCGCCTTTAACAACATTGGTCAAAGGAGCCAAGGGGGTTGAAATAAAAGATTTAATTGAATCTTTTAAATTCCCTCTCGCCGCATATTCAACTCCTAAGGCAAATCTGGAAATGCTTGCCTCAAACGATGTAAATCCCAGGTGGAAGGCGCTAAAGCCAAGCTGGGCCTGATTCATCACGTTTGCCGTCCCAACTAGGCCCTTGTACCAGCCTTTGTTGGCTAGACCGGCAGAAAGATGGTTATTGATGACTTGGGCGACCGAATCTGGGGCGTAGTAGGGTATTGGCCCTTTGATCGGAGGCGATCCGGGTTTGGTCAGGTCATATGCCCCGGTAGGCCCTTCTGAGGTTCCAATCCGCTTGTCGATGCGGGTCCAACCCGGAGGCGCTTCGGCATCGCTGCTGAAGTGCTTGGCTAGACCTTCATTATCAAGGGAATCCAATATTCTTTGAGCCGCGATGTATCTAGCCATTTGCCCCCAACGAAGGAGCATCATGTCTACCGGATTGTAGGTGATCGGCTTGAGTCCCATGGCGATTCCATCCGCTATAGTCGGAATCGTCCGATGCTTCATGAAAGCCGTAGTGCCTTCAACTCGTCGCAGGAACTCCTTTGCAGGAACGCTTTGCCCATCGACATCTCCACCTTCCCATACATGAGGGAAGTAGTTCTCGATGAAATTCTTGAAGCTCCCACGGGGAAGATTCCTGACGGCTTCTTTCCACTGATTATTAATCTGGCGGAGAGTCTTGGCGATGGCTTCTAGTTTGGGATCAGCAAGTTGCCGGTTATTCTCGATAGAGTCCATGAAGTCCAAGTTTTTATTAATTGAAATTCCATCGAAATACTTGCTGGCATCTTTCAGCGCACTATGAGCCTGATCCATCAGCCTCGCCATAAGAGCATTATTTTCTCTTATGATATTGCCAGCGGCCTGAGCCTTCGTAATGCCCGTATCCGTCTTATCGCCACGCAAAGTAGGCGCGAAAATCTTGGCTACGTCGTCTGCCGCGCTAGTGAAGGAGGTTTTTACCGCTTCAATGGTGGGCTTAACGTCGGCTTCGATGAAGCCTTTCTTGTCACCAAAGATGCGGTTATGGACGGAAGGTTTCTCTTCCTCGGCTGATTCGGGCTTTGCAGCATAGACAGGCTGGCCTTCCTCAACTCCCTTTCGCATCTCGGGGGTTATGTCCACCTTCCAGATCGGATGAGAAACACGAGCGATATTTCCATCCTCTCTCTCTTCGTAAGGGATCGGCATATCTTCCCGGGCAACCTTGCCACCCCACTTCTTCACATACTTTGAAACGTAGTTCGGGAGGATCTTATCGTAGAATCCCTTCATCCCCTCGCCGCCTACCTTTAGGTCATTTCCCTCATAGGTATGCCACCCATCGGGCTGATTCACAATTTTTGAAGCGAGATCCTTTCCGATGTAGTCGGAAACCTTTTCTGCCGGAATGCTATTCCCGAAATCATGCGGCCCTGATCCATCCTTCGTCTTAGCACTGAGATCGAATGTCCCATCTGGACGACGGAAAGCTCGAACGTTATCGACCTGTTTAGCTAAACTGTAACGATCCGCCTGAGTATCGCCGGTAGTCCAACCCAACCAGTCTTTGTCATTGGCAACCGCATCGGCCAACGCCCTACGAAAGAGATGCTCGTGCCAGGTCTTGCGGAAGGGAGCATCAGGGATGGGAAGATGTCCTGTTCCGCCGTTCGCTAACCGGTGAGCAACACTCAATCCCTCGTTTTGATCGCGGGCATATGCCATCCTAGTTCCATTATGAAGGACTTGGTATTCATAACCAGCATCTCGACCTGAATGATCTCCCGAAGGAAGAGGTAAAACAGACCATCCCTCCGGCTCTTCTTTCGGAGCATCCTCGGTATATCCTCGTTCACGTCCCTGCTGATGTCGGTCGCTCTGCAACTCCTCAATCAGCGTGCCGGGCCTCCCATCGCTGTCCGTGCGGTCATTGAGCCGCATGTGGGCGAGGTAGTTTGGGACCTCGGGGAAGTGGCTTGATTTATAGGCCGCATCCGAATTTCCGGGGCGGGTGCTGATCGTCCAAGGCTCGGACGGATCGGGAGCGTCCGGAGCCGTTGGAAGCGACAAGACCTTCTCCCGGTAGTTCTCACCGCCGGGGATCTGGTATTGGGCGTATTTTGCATTTCCATTTTCATGCGGAGCGCCGACATCAGGAGGCCGAAGCGTCGTCTCGTTGATCTGCGTCCCATTCTCCCGAACGTGCGCCAGCACCTCCGCCTTGGTCGGGTTAGGATGATCGGCCAGCCATTCGCTCAGACCGGACCACTTGATTTCCTCGGCTTTGACTCCACCACCCTTTAGGATGCCTTCGATCTGGGTAGCAGAAGCCTTCGCGGGCATCTTGTCTTGGATCGTTCGCTCTAGCTGGCTGTAGAACTCAGGAGATTCCTTATCGGGCTTGGCCGCATTAACGCGCTTAGGTTCCTCGTCCCAATTCAGCGGAGGCTTTTTGGGAGCGCCTTCCTTTTCAGGATTACGAGGATCGGTCATGTCCCAGCCGCGATCTTTGAACTCCTTTGGATCGACGCGGCCCATGATGGTATCAATCGGATAGAGCTTACCCTTGGGCTCCTTGACGACGTTACCTGCGTGGAGGTCATCGACAATGACGCCATCGCCAGGACGGTACCAGCCAGTGGGATTCAGACGTTCGCCAGGAATCTCTCGGAACCCTTCCTTCTGCATCAAGGATCGAATCTCGTCTGCCTTGATATTTGGAACAATTCCCATCAGGTGGGCGCTCTCAACCCAAGGCTGAGAAACGACCATGTGAGGATGGCCGCTGGCGTCTAGCTGGACACCCTCGAATTTGAAATGATCGCCAAAGATCCGATTGGCCAGCGCCATTCGATCCATGTATTCCGAAGGCGTTGCTGGGACGCGATCAACGGGGAATCCCTTGCCTTCGTTCAGTTCGGGAGCGTATCCGTAGAACTTGCCCTTCGTGACTTTCCATGCCTTGTCACCGATGTGATAGACGGCGTTCTCCATGCTTACGCCGGGAATGGCGGGGGCATTCCTGAACTTGTCTACGGGGATGATCTTTCCAGACTGTTCCGCAAGATCCTTAAGCCGGTCGGCTTCGGAAGCTATTCTGTCTGTTCTGCTGCCCGCATGTGCATCCTCGCCTGATTCACCGCTGCCTTTGAGGAAATGGGAGGCCTGCTCAAAATACGTTGCCGCGTCTCTTGGAGTTCCTTGCTTGGCCCAATCAGGGGGGGGAGACTTTTCATCTTCTTCTTTGGTTGGGGCTTCTTTTCCATTTTGAGGCTCAGGTTTCGCCGCAGCGACAGGCTTGCGGGGGGACTCAAGCGTAGGCTTTTTCTCGGTCGCTTCAAGTGACTTTTCGGGCTTAGCCGCAGAAACCTTCTCAGGTTCACCCTTCTCCGCCGCATCCAAGAGACGATTCGTCCGATCAAGGAGTTCTTTGGCCTCGGGAATCGGGTTCTTACCGGTCAACAATTCCTTCAGGTGATCCACCATCCGCTGAAAGATATCCCGAGTCTCAGGCGTCATCAGAGACGCTATCTCGGTCGTACGTCCTTCACGCTCAAGCTGGGTGAGCATCCGAATGTACTCGCGTGCCTTATTAGCTTCGCTCTGCGAGTCCAGGCTCTTGCCGTACTGCTTGGTAACAGCGTTCTTCTGCTCGTCGCTCAGAGACTTCCAAATTCCGCCGAAAATCTTGTCCGTGGTGGTGCCTCGCTCCTTAGCCAGGTCTTGAGCCGTTCGCTCGACAAAGAGATGATGAGCCTCTTCGCCCATCGCTGCTTCAATGCGTGTGCGTGCGTCCTCCCCTCCCCCCAGAATCTTCATGGAATGGGAAATCGCCTCGGGATCGACTTCCAAGACATTTTTCCCAGGCGTCACGGACAGACCAAGGCTATCGGGATTCTTTGCCAGCTTCGATTTAACCCCTAGGTAGTCGAATAGCTTGCGGTACTTATCGTAGGCCTTCGCCGTGACATCGTAAGCGTCCTGATGCTCAGGAGCTACTTTCTCACGCGAGACACCGGGGATTTCAGCGTCTTTTTCTTCGGGCTCTTGCGCTTTAGTAGCACCTTCTTTTTTGGGTTCGGTTTTGACGTCAGCATCCGTAGTCCCAGCATCATGTTCTTCAGAATTTGCATTTGGGGTCCTTTCGTTGATGTTTTCCTTCGAGAAAGGAACCGTCATGCGGTCCCCGCTATCGTGATCGACTACTTCGTAATGATCCTCGCCTTTGGAAAGGACTTCGCCCTTGGCTTTGACTTCTCCTTTGTCGGCATGGGGGTAGGTGAAGGAGATGTCATCGCCGACGTTGGCACCACCGGGGTTTTTGCTTGAAGGTTCGGCGGGAGAAGGCTTCTCCTTTGAGGCACCTCCATCTACGGGTAAATTGAGGGGAATATGAGGATCAATCTCTTCATCTGAAAATCCGAGATTACGCATCCGCTCAACGGCTTCTGAACGGTTAATTTTCCCATTCTTTAAATCGGATACGACTCGATCCCCCAAAGCCTTTTGTTGAGCCTTTCCAACAGTCTCGATATCCTTGGCCGTCTTCTCCTTTTGATTGGCAGGTGCAGGTTCAGGCTCAGGAGCCTCAAGCTGATGCTGCTCGGATTCGGCGAGCAGCTTAGCGGCATCAGGAGCGATCTCGCGGATGCGATTGAGCCCGGCATCGGTGAAGATCCATTTTCCGTCCTGCTCGTAGGCGACCGGCTTACCACCATTCGACTCCGTGACCTGGGAAAGGAGATTCGTCTCGTCAGAAGTCAAAGCTCGGCCACTGGCAGCCTTGACCGCCGCAAGGACCGCCGTCTTTTGGGTCGGGTCTTGGATGGCCGCGATCTCTTGAGCCGCCTGGAAGTGGGCAGGCGTAGGGATCGTATCCTTGGGAGCGATGCTGGTTGCCGCACCAATCTCGACCGCGTTCGCCTTCGGAACCCCTTCCGGCAGCGTGGCGTTGTATTGGTTGATGATTTGGAGCTGCTTTCGACCCTCATCCGTGCGACCCATGCGCTGAATCTGGGCCGTGTTTTGGTGCAATTGATCGACCGCATCGAGAACGGAAGACGCTGCCTTCTTGTTCGATTCAACCACGGAGGCATCGCCACCTTGAGCGGAAGCGGCATTGTCCTGAAGGGCAGACCGGATGGCATCCTTGGCCTGAGCGCCCGCATCTGCATGAGCGTAGACCTGGGCGGCCACATCCGGCGAAATATCGAGCTGCTTGATGAGTTGAGCCTTGAAAGCGGCCTTTTGCGTCGGATCAAGCTGCGACTGGTCGATGCCATTGAACTTGTCCGAGATCGAATTGAGAACCTTGGCGGTGTTCCCTGCGATCTTATTGGCATCTAGACCGCCTCGTAGGGCTTCATTTCGACCCTGACGCAAGGCCATTCCACCTGCGCCAAAGAGAGCGTTCTGAATGGCACCTGTGATTGCCGAATCTTCCCATCCATTGAGGACATCGGTCTTTTCAGGGGCGTTGGCGTTAGCAATCGCGTTGTTGGCCGTGTTGAAGGCGGTCATTTCCACGGAGCCACGCGCCGATGAGACAGCCGTATGGCCAAGCGCCTTCGCCAGGAATCCACCGATGCCATCTGCTAGAACTGGCTTCAAGCGGTCGCTGAGATGACCAAGAGGACCAAGGATCTTGCCAATGGTGGCGTCCACGAGGCCCGTCTGAAGGCCAGCGGTGACAGCTTGGCTATCCGTGGCTCCTTGAGCCTTGGCCTGCTGTTGCCCCATTCCAACGCCCGCAACGCCCATCATTAGAGGATCAAGGAAGACAGGAGCGGCACCGATCATGGTGCCGACTTTGGCCGCAACGCTATTCGGATCGGTCTTGATGAGCTGATCCGCAACCGTATTGGCTGCATCTGCCGTTTGATTCGCTCGGGCGTAAAGCTTGGAACGAAGCGCATCCGCCCCTTGGGTCATTTGCGTTCCGAAGGCATGGTCAACCGCAGCCATGGCCTGACGCGGCCAGGAGTCATCCGCGCCACCGCCAGCGAACCAACCAGCCACCGTTTGAGCGCCCTGAGAAACGGAACCGACTCCCTTGAGAAGCGCAGCCTTGCTCCCGTTGTAGACGTTCTTCCAGAGTCCCTGTGGAATCTCTGAAGCATCTTCTCCTTGGGCAGTCTGAAGGTTGATGCGCCCTTGCCAGTAGGGAGCGGACATCGGTCCCGAAAGCAGGCTGCTATTTCCCATGGCATCCTCAGGCGTGACTGATCCAAGCGGACCAGAACCCATTGGGGCGTTTCGGATGCCATCGGCCACCGAAGAAGGCTGGTCAGGTGTAGGAGCAGAAGGAGTAACCGGCGCTGGCGTAGGAGCTGCACCAGGGCTGGGAGGCTCTGATCCCGGTTGAGGACCGGATGCGGGGGGTGTGGAGGCCATCACAGCCCCATTCTGGCCAACATCAGGCAACGCATCTGGCGTAGGCCCATTGACCGTGGGTTGCCCATCAGGGCTCAATAGCGGAGGAACTTGAGGATTATCCTGGCTCTGGTCGATGGCATCTTGCTGTGCCTGATTCTTGGACTTGAGATAGCCGACCGGATCGGCCTTTGCCTTTCTGGCCTCGGCGAACTTGGATTCAGCCGCCTTTTGGGCGTCGATGACTCCTTGACGCGCTTGGTCGCGGGCCGATTGAAGGTCTTTAAGCTTCTGCTGACTCTCAGGATCAAGCGAGTTCTTCAGGTCGGCAGCTTGGGAGGAATAATCTAGGTTGGCCTGCTGCGCGGCGGAAATGGCATCCTGATGGGCCTGTCGGGCAGTTTCCGCATCGGCCACCACCCCATTTTCAATCTGTTCCTTGGCAGTCTTGCCGACAACGGCTTGTTCTCGTTTCTGCACCTCATCGGCAACTTGGGGATCGTTGTAAATGTCGGCATTGCTGCTGACATCCTGGGTTCCTAGAGTGGAGGCATCCTTGCCGTGGGGAGTTGCAATCGCCTTGCCTTGGCTGTCGATGGAAACCTTGGCGTAACCAAGGCTGAAGGGATCGACCGAATCCCAGGAGCCATCCGCACGGCGAATCTGCCGCCAAGGCTGTCCGTTCTCGTCGTACGCAACACCTTGGTCGCCGGGCTTATAGGTCGGATTGCCATTCTCGTCCGTGACGGGAACCTGACGAATAGAGGTCTTACCGGAAGCTGTAGGATATGCGGAAGGGCGCGTAATTGCCCCACTAGCCGCATAGGTCTTGGCATCAACCTCATCCTGCTTTTCTTGAGCCTGCGCCTGATCCGCAGCATCCTGCTTGTCCTGAGCGTCCTGCGCCTTTTGGGCAGCTTGCTGCTGCTTTAGCGCCTCGGCCTGCTCGCCCTGGTAATTCGTCTCAAGCTGCGAGGGATCGACCTGGGGACTTTCCAGAAAGGACGAGAACGGATCAGCGGCAGGCTGTTGGCCTTGCTGCTGTCGCCGAGAAACTACGTCGAAGGGCGAATAGATCGGCACGAAGGTTCCCTAGTAGGTCGCCATACCCGCCTTCACTTTCTTACCACGCTGGGTCGAAACGAAAGGCGACGGAAGCGGGTTGGGTCGTCCGGCATTGGGAGAGGAAGGAGGAGAACTTGCGGGAATCGTCGGAACACGACCGGCGGCAACGTTGTAGGAAGGACCACCGGGGTTCGCGGTGGTGCTATAGGCAACCTTGGCTGATTCGGGGTTCGGAGGCTGAATCGGAGCTGGGGAAGGTGCAGGAGGCTGCGAAGGCACGCCAGCGGTCGGCAGACGCGGCATAGTCGGCTGAAGGTTGCCAGCGCCATTCATGGGAGCCGGAGGCGGAGGAGTAGCCCCAGGAGCAAAGGTGGCAGGCATAGGAGTCCGACCCGCATCGTAAGCGCCTTGGACCGCAGTCGTTTCAGCTCCCGCCTTGCCAGCCTGAGCCGTACGAAGGGCGCTGGCAACCGCAAGATTGGTTTGTTCCGGGTTGGTTCCAGGGCTGATGAGCGGAGTCAAGCCCATGCGCTCCTTAGCCATCTGCGCGTCTACAGGATCAGTGATTCCAGCCGTCGCAGCGTTGCCAAGCTGACCAGCCGCCATGCTGGGGCTTGCATCTCGGGGAATGCCTGCGGCAGCTTGGGCATTCTTGCGGACCGTTTCAGCCGCAAAGAAAGGCTGTTGCTGATCGTGAAGCTGAGTTGTGCTGGCAGCTCGACTCGCGGCTGCCGCAGCATTGGTTGCAGCATTCGCCGCCGAACTCCCCGCATTGGCCGCACGAAGACGCGCTTCTTCAGCAGAAATCTCAGGAGCGTTGTTGTCGGTCGGATCTTGCGGCATTCGGTTGGGAGCACCGGCCACGGAAACACCGGGAGGGTTCGCGCCGAAGCGACCGTATTCCAGTTCAGGAAACGGACGCCCAGTGGCTCGACCATAGAGACTCGGTCCGCCGACCCCATAGCCGCCAGCACCCAAGTTGCGAGGGTAAAAAGTCTGAGGATAGGGCATGGATACTCCTTAGAAGGAAGAGGTGACGCCGCTGACGTAGGCCCCGCTAGGAGCCGTGAGGAATTTGATGGAAAGCGCATTGCCAGGAGAAGAGGACAGAGTTCCAGGCTTGGATTCGCTGTTCGGTCCGACGTACCCCGTGTAGATCACGTTCGCCCCATCGTAAATCTGATAGACAGCGCCCGTAGCGCCGGAGTTCACGATGTTCAGATTGCGAACGGCGGTAGATGAATTAGTCGAGCCAGCCGCCACGATCTGATGGGAAGCGGTATCGGTGATCGCTGCGGCGGCAGCAATGGGAGTTCCACCGAGAGACGAATAGTCATCAAGGATTGCGACAGGCTGTGGATAGTAAATATCAGTGTTTCCGCCGCTGATGGGGCCGTTGCGGATAACCTTGGAGGGAAGAGCCATATAGTGTCCTTTGTGTTGGGTTCAGATTGGGTTAATGTTTCAGGAATGCAAATCAAAACGCGGGCATGAAGGTGTCTCTTCGCTCGACACCATTTTGTGCCACCCGATAGTTGTCGCGGGGGCGTAGCGAAGGAGATTGGGCTTGGACGTACTTGGTGGCGCTATTGATGAGGTAGTTGCCAATTGCCAGGGAGATCACCTCGTCGTCATGGCATCCCGTAGCCGCCTGAGCTTTGCCGTCCTTATCGATCTGGAAGGTCAGAAGTTCGGCCACCGTGTAGTGGCAGGTGACTTCGATCCCATCAGGGCTTTCGGGCATGTCGGCCTCACGAACGGCGATGGAAAGCTCCTCAAGGATCGCCTGACGGCTTTGTGTCGTGGTTGTCCAGCCATAGACTTCCGTCTCGCGGCTCGTTTTGGGATCGATCACCTTCCGCATGAGAAGATTCGCGCCACGATCCTTAAGTCTAGTGAACAAATTAAGGCCGTGGTTGTTCATCTCAACCGCGATGACGCAGTTGCCATAGAATCGGCTCACCATGTGGATTTGGTAGGCTAGTTTGTCGTGTCCCAAAGTGCAGGGAGAGGAAAGACGGGCTACCTGTTTCTTTCGATGGAAGACTCCGTTTTGATCGGTGTAGGCGGCACGTAGCACCATAGGAACATGCCGATCTGGATTGGAATCCGTGGCACCTTTGGGGGACACATCCCGGTCACTGGCCACGTCACATGAGATGAGATACCGAAGGCCAACTTTTGGCTCCTCACACATCCAGAACCAGGATTCGTTATCGCCCGTTGGAATGAAGGAAGGATAGGAATGATTTTCCTTTGGATCGGTCAACTGACCCTTCTTCCAGGCGGTCGCGCTGGCCAAGGATTGGAGGTAGTTCATTCCCTGCACGTCGAAACGGGGCCGACCAGACGCCAAGAAACACTTCTCAGGATCTTCCGGGTACTCCTCGTCGAATTTCACCTCCGAACCCTGACATTGATTGGAGATGATGAATCGACGCCAAGCAATCTGTTGGGCGGTCCAGCGGTAAAGCTCGACCCCTTTCTTTTCTCGCTCGTTTAAAGAGCCATAGATGGCTTCTCGTTGAAGGTCGCTGACCTCACGCTTATGCTCGGGAAACTCGAACCAAGCCGCGAAGACACGAATGAAGATCGACTCACCTTCCCCATCCTGCATCTTGCCCCCGTACTTCTGCCAGTACTTGTCGTATTCCGGCCACTTGGCTTCGCGGAACTTCTTCGGGAAAATGCCTTGTGCCCCTTTGGGCGTGCTCTCGATGATCTCGATGGTGTTGGGATGCGTGGCGAGCGATCGCTCTACGGCGGTGATGGTCTCCTCGGCATCATGCGGCCAGAAAGGAAGCTCGGAGATCAACGTCCCTTGAAGCGTGCTGGCGCGGGAAGCATTCTGGTTCTCCGCCGTCTTCATCTCGACCACGGAGCCGTTCTTGAACTTGATGATCTTGTCGGTCGAGGTGTAGGGATTGCTCCAATCCATCATGTCCGCTTCAGCGAACGTCTTGAAGATGGCAAAGAGTTTTTGAGATCGGCCATAGATGTCCGCGATGAGGACGATGTTCATCGGGATCTTCTGCGCCAGCCAGTAGATCACGGCAGCGGCAATCGTCGTACCTCCTACCTGGGATGGCTTTAAGCCGATGATTCGGACGGGAACCTTCTGCGCCAAAGCCCACTCGACAGCTTGGCAAAGGCGAATCTGGTAGATGTTCGGGTGAACTGGGACCAGGGCCTTCGTCTTGTCGTAGATGCGAGCACACGCGGCGAACCAGAGCGCGACCGAAAGGACGCACTTCGTCTTCAACTCCTCCAGGTTGTTGAAGATAGCCATGGATTAGGTGCTGGAAACCCACTGGCCACAGCCATCTTGTGCTCCGGTTATAGGCCAGCGCGGGACCGGCATCGAAGGAGCGTTCAGGGTGCAGTAGCCAGGATTAGGAGGAACTACCGCAGAGGCCTGTTTAACCTCCTGCATGAGAATTTGCGGCTGACGATTGTTCCAATATTTGCACGTCGAACAGATACTCGTAGGCATAGGATTTAAGCGTTAAGTGAAAACCGGGTGAAAGTATCGACCAAATCGACCGTTGGATCTTGGTAGACCAAGGCCGGTATATTCGGGTTGCCAAGGAGCTGAAACGTCAGCATCGATCCGTTGATGGTGACTTTCATATCGATTGGGCCATCCACGGGATAGTTCAGGTAGCCCTTGGCATTGATGAGAAAGGCGCGGCCCTGATTTCCCTTGGTGGAGAACCCTGTCCAATTCTGATTTAGATACGTCACCGAAGCGACGAGCTTGGTCGAATTGACGTTGTTGACGTTGCAGCACTGGGCGATGAAATAGCTGACATCAAAGATCGGTTGATGGAGATTCGTCTGCCAGATGGCATAGCCACACAAGAGGCCGGTGATCGTGCTTCCGTTGATCCCGCAAAGGATCGAAAGCGCCGAACGGTCATCCCCATTCAGAAGAAGTGTCCCAGTCGTTTCCGCGATGGTGTTGCTGCCCGAAGTCGTCGGCGTTATCGGAGCCAGCGTGTAAGGCTGGTTCTGCTTGAAGGAAATGGTGACGATGACTCCATCCAGTTCAGGGCCCGAATAGGGATAGGAGAGATTGGTAGGAACGGGAGTTGTCGTTCCGTACAAGTTATCAGAAAGAACGATTTCCAACGAATAAAGTCCTGATGCTGGCTGATTGTACCAATCCCTGGACACCGTGGATAAGGCCAGAGTCCTTTGAGCGTTCGATTGGTATTCCGAGAAATCAGGAGCGACGAACCGATAGACAGCCTGGGGCGGGATTTCTATCTGCCAAGTCACCATGGCAGGAGGCTGAACTAGCCATTGGCGATTTGGATAAATCCAGAATTGAACCGTGTAGGTCGCAAGCTGATAGGGGGTAATCCCAACGTAATAAATAGAAGTTGTTACATTGATGATGTCCCAATATTGAGCGCCATAGTTGGCGTAAAGTTTCTCGCTAAAATTCGGGTATCCTCCATTGGCAATGAAGTCGTCGTAGGAATGATAAACCCCG